TTTATTAAAAGTATATTTATATAATAATGGGATTGAATCTAGGAAAATTTGTACATACTAAAACAGGTAAAATAATAATGTCTATTTTATTAGGTTTTGGATTGGCTTCTCTTTTTAGAAAAATGTGTAAAAATAAAGATTGTTTTAATTTTACATCTGCTCCTTTAGAACAAATTGAAGATAAAATATATAAAAATAATGGAAAATGTATGAAATATTCTCATACAGCTACAAAATGTGATTCAAATCTCAAAATTATTAATTTCGATTAATTAATTAATTGCGTAATTATTATAATCAATCATTCTTTCTTTATAATAATTATGAGTGATTCAACAAGCATTTTAGATTTGCCAACAGACCCTCTAGAATTAAAACCCGGAAACCTTACTTTAGACCAAACTACCATAAGTCAAATTGTAAATGGTCTTCAACAAGCAACTCTTACAGGGTCAACCCAGCTTTCATCGCGGGATATACCAATGACAACAATAAATCATAGTAATGACCCGCAAACGCAGCCAAATTATGTTCCTTCTCCTCCTCAACAAAATGTTGATTATATTCAAAATTTTGAGGTGATAGAACCCAATGAGAGAACAAATTCTTTAGATGATATGTATAATGAATTGCAAACACCATTACTACTTGCGATTTTATATTTTTTATTTCAATTGCCTTTTTTTAGAAAGTTTTTGTTTGGTTATTTTCCAATTTTATTTTCAAATGACGGAAATTTTAATATAAATGGATTTATATTTACAAGTAGTTTATATGGAATCATTTTTTATGTTTTGAATAAAATAACCACTCATTTTGGGAAATTTTAATAAATAATAAATAATAAATAAATATTAATGCGTTTATATTATATATCTTTTTAAACAATTTAATAAAATGATACAACACTATGTTGATAAATTAATTGATAACTTACAAGAACCAGAAAAAGAACCAATCCATATAGATTTAGTATTAGACGGAGGAATATTTAATGGTAGTTATTTGGTAGGTGCTTTGTATTTTTTAAAAGAAATGGAAAAAAGAAAATATATTAACATTGACAGAATCTCTGGGTGTAGTGTAGGTTCAATTGTAGGGTTGCTATATTTTATGGATGGTTTAGATATAATGCCAAAATTATATGAGATAATTCATAAAAATTTTAAGCAATCGTATGACTTAAAAATGGTAAAAGAATTAAAAAAAATATTAGAAGATTATATTCCAACGGATATATGTGATAAGGTAAATAATAGATTTTATATTACGTATAATAATATAAAAAAATGCAATAAACCGGTAAAATCGTGTTATAAAAATGTAGATGAATTAATATCAACTATTATTAGGTCATGTTACATTCCTTTATTGATTGATGGAAATATATTATATGAAAATAAATATATTGATGGTTTTACTCCTTATATATTTGACAAAGAATTAAACAAAAAAATATTGTATTTAGATTTGTTTGGATATGACAAAGTTGGAAACTTATTAAATGTAAAAAACGAAAAGACAAATTATCATAGAATTCTCTCTGGATTATTAGATATACATTCTTTTTTTATTAAACAGAGTAGTACACAAATGTGTAGTTATGTAAATGATTGGAATATAATAAACAAGTCATTTAATTATTGTAAAATATTAATAGAGAGATGGTGTATATTAATAATATATATAATGTATAATTTAAAAACAAACATTCCGGAGGAGTTTAAAGATACAATAATATGCAAAATAATAATGAAAATATCGTATGATATATTTATTATATTATTAGAAAAATATTGTTTTTAATGGTGCGAATTTTGAACGGCGATGCACGTGCGTGCGAAAATTCGCCTATTTCGCACTCATCCTTTTACGTTTCGTTTTACCTCCATAAAGCCCAAACATTTTTTTTTTTGTTGTTTTTTTAGTTTTCCTCACTTTTCTTTTTTTTTTATACAATTTTTCATCATTTAATTCGTTGGGTTTATAACTTAAAAACCACTCATTATATTCATCTTTATTTGTTTGCTTTTTTAGTTCTCTGTATTTTGCTGCTTTATGTGAACGCATTTCTTCAAGTGATTCTTGATGCCCATAGCAATTAATACTAAACCGTTTAAGCAACCCTTTTTGTTCTAATCTATTTTTTTGTTGAACGTCAAACAGAAATTTAGACATACATAATATTCTGTCTAAAAATTGGTTATAATAAGGTCTGTCGGCATATAAAAATGCTAAATAAAAACTTAACATAGTATCTATGGTCGCAATTTTTACTTTTTGTTTGGAAAGAATGAGAACATTATAGCTATGACACGCAATAGGCTGATATATAAATGCGATTGAATCATTTCCAACTTTTATTTCATAATGGATAGGTATAACATCGCCAACCGCTTCTCTCTTAATAATTTTGATATTGTTGATACCAATATCTTTCAATCGTTCTTTAACAATGTCTGCAGTAGTTTCGGCTTCATTTGACAAGACATCGAAATCTGCCACTTTTTCTAATTTTTTACGTAAATGTTTAGGCATATACTGGGAATAAAGCGAAATAGCATATCCGCCAAAAAAGACAACCCCTTGATTCACTAACGTTTGTCTGACATTTTCATAAATTTGGTCTTGTTGTGATTGATTTTCCATTTCTCTCTGAAAATCAGTATTATTGCAATTTAAATCCGTAATTGGATAATGTTTATTAAGGAGGGACAATCGTTTCATTACTTTTTCCCAACGACTAGTATCTCCCACTGGTCGCGATAATTCTAAATACATGGACATTCTTAAATAATTTGGTGGAGTATATAATATTCCACCAACACTTAATGCATCTTTTTTAAGTGCATTAAATATAGGTTTTGGTATTTTAGTTAAATCTGCAATTGGTATAAAATTAACAAACACTTTATATGTTCCATAATGTTGTCCAGATTTAGCTTCAACGTCAATAAACCCTTTTTTAGAATAAATGTCTGCTAATTCTTTTGCATCTTGTAGTGAATCTGTTGAAAAAAAATCATAATCAGGCATTTCAGCTTCTTTATTATAAAATTGGTCTTCATATGGCAATATATTGTTTATGGCAGTTCCGCCATAACAAATTAAATTTTTTTGTCGAATAAAGTCTTCCACAATTTTAATTATGTTTTGTATTTCTTCTGAATTAATTACGCGTCTGCCTATTTTTTCTTCGGCTTTATCTACCGCCATACGAAGAATCGCTAATTCACAATCATTAAATGTTAAATCTTTGCATACATTTTTTTTTGACATTGTCTTTCTTATATATTAATTTTATAAAAAAATTAATATAATTATTATTAGCATTTAATTAAATATTTACATTATACATTATGAATTTACATATTTTTCAAACAAGAATTAACAATGAATTAAAACTATTATATAAAATATATACAAAAATAGATATTAATCTTAGTGAAAATGTTATTACTATTTATGAGTTGCCTTACAAATATGCATTTGTAGTTTCTGAGTTATATCCATTTGTTCCGCCTAAAATATATTATAATGATATACTTTATGTTGACTTTTTAAAAACGGATTTTTCGCATTTTAATGAAATTTTATATGATATTCATAAATTAAGTTGTCTTTGTTGCAATTCTTTAATTTGTAAGGGAATATGGAATGTTTCATTTACATTACATGATGTTATTGTTGAAATTAATAAATACACAAAATATAAGAGGGATGTTATATATAAAATATATGCTGATAAAATTAAATCAAAATATTTAATAAATGATATTAATTTAGACCAATATTTGTTTTAAGATACCGATTTGGAAGATACCGACCAAGCCATTTTAAAAGTTAAAATTATAGTAATCTGTTGTTGAATTACGAGTCGCATAAGAATACTCTGGATTCTGGGGCGTTGGAGTTGGAATCGTCACTGGCTGATACCTTAAATAATCTGGCTTTAAACAAAATGCATATCCACAATTATCAAAAAATAAAGTATTTTCCATTAATAAATTGTCAACTAATTGATAACGCATTGCTATCATCTGACATCCATATTCACGACATAATATTCCACTTGGATTTGATGGATTTGGACCTTTATCTGGGATAACAATTGTCATATCTCTCTTATTAAACTCGGTTAGCTCTTGTGTATCTGGATTATTTTTTATGTCGTAATAATTAACAACCCTCATAAATACTGAATTACTCGTTAAATTTACATATTCTAAAAAGGCTTCATTTTGTAAAAAAGAATTGTTTATTTTATCAACAATTAAAATTATTTTATTTTTTAATAATAATAATGGCGTATTGCCTAAATTATTACCCGAATTTTCATAACTGTAATCTTTACCAAGCATTAAAGACGAATAAGATTTAAAAATGTTTGATAAATTCGTATACATCTCTTGATTGTTGCTTTTTATTCTTAAATGAATAATTAAAGGGTCTGTTGGGTTTGGACATGTTCCTCCAGAAAAAGCATAATTGTTAATTATATCCATCACGTCACTAAATTCAACCGAATTAAACGTTTCCTTCACTGTATATTCGTCTGTTATACTTGTCGATACCACTGGATTATTATTTATTGAATAAATCTCAAAATCTAAACACCTCACTCCCTGTTTTAATAAAGATTTCAATACATTTATATTTACATAATCATTCTTATAACTTCCTCCACTACAAGAATTATATGCAGTTTTAATATAATAATCATATAAATTGCCACTACAGTCTGAAGAAATTGACCTTATATTGCCATTTACTGAAGGATATAATGTATTCATATAATCCACTTCACGGTTTTCTAATTTACTTAAATATATCATAAATCCAATAAATATTATTAAAATAATAAAAATAAATACAACAATTAAATATACTTGAAAATTTTCATCTGTATTTAAATAATCCGTTGTCATTAATATTATATTTTATTTTTATTATTTATTATTCTTTTTGTTGCATACTGATTATTATAAAAAATTGAAATGCTTATTCTTAACTTTTTTAAGGTAAAATAAATGAATTACGACAAGTTAAAATTATTAGATTGGATTTCTCAAGACAAGCTTCGTTGGAGTTGGTTGTCTTCCAACCCAAGTGCAATTCATTTGCTAGAACAGAATCCAGATAAAATTTATTGGCCTTTCTTATCTCAAAATCCAAATGCCATTTCTCTCCTAGAACAGAATCCAGATAAAATTTATTGGCCAAATTTATCTGCTAATCCAAACGCAATTCATTTATTAGAGAGAAATCTAGATAAAATTGATTGGTGGTACTTATCTCAAATCCAAACGCCATTTCTCTCCTTGAACAAAATAGAAATAAAATTATATGGTTTGGTTTATCTAAAAATCCAAATGCTATTCATTTGCTAAAAAAAAATCCAAAAAAAATTAAGTTAAAATGGTTGTCATTTAATCCAAATATTTTTGAACCAGATTATCAAGCCATGACGATTAACAGAACCAAAATCATTTATCAAGAATTAATGGAACAAGCTTGGCACCCTTCGAGAGTTATTACGTGGATTGAAGCAGATATTGACTTTTAGAGCAGGGCCTAGTGCTGCTCAATTTATTGTCTTTCTTTTTCTTAACGTCTTTCTTTTTTTCAACGTCTTTCTTTTTTTCAACGTCTTTCTTTTTTTCAACGTCTTTTTTTTTCTCAACGTCTTTCTTTTTCTCAACGTCTTTCTTTTTCTCAACGTCTTTCTTTTTCTCAACGTTTTTCTCTTTGTTTTACCTCCTTTTGTTATTTTTACAATAGTTTCAATATAATTCCCAACCATTTCTTCATAATTATCAGAAGATGGGTTTAATTTATCTGGCAATGCGTCATATTTAAGTTTTACACAATCTTTGAATTTTTGTAGTTCTGTATCAACGTTTTCAGTGGCAATTTCCTCAAACGTATGTTCTCCGTACCATTCTTGGAAACACTTTTCTAGAACCATTGTTTTAAATTGCAATGCATCTAAATAATGAACAGAAGGATTATATTCTTTATTTAAGATGAGAGAAATTATCTCTCCATAATTTGTTTTTAGAACAGAATCATTCTGAGTATTTTCATCAAAATATATTTGTAATGCTGCTGCAACTGACATGACAAATCTTTCACAAATACCTTTGGCACATGAAATATCATTATCATATGCAGTTAAAGACCCATTTGACCAATCATCCAAATAATAACAAATGGTATCTGGAGAAAGTTTTTCAATAAAAAATAATGGGTAACTAATGAGTACATTAATTTGCATCTCACCATGTTGTATATCTGCGGTATAGTCTCGATAAGC